ATTTTTCAGGCGGACGTTTTTTAACTGTAAATTTTTTACCGCTGGTTCTTGCAAATCCTAGTATTTCATCGATGCGCATTATTCATCTGCCTTTGGTTTAAGTGCTTTAGAAAGACTCTGTTTCTCAGCAATGTTCTTGCCACCGATATTATTAACTGTTGTATTATTGACAAAAGATGTTTTTAATGTTTGTCTTTCATCTTTACCTGCAAATGTTGCTCCTGCTGCAACGTCACTGCTTCCTAGATTGCTCATTGTCATTCTTACATCATCCTCTACTTTGACCCATCTTACATTATCAAATCTAAATAGTCTTGTTGGTTTAAAATCTGTTCGTAGATGAAATTGTCCTTTTGTTGGATTGATTGGGAACGCTATGCCCTGAGTAAATGGTGCTCCATTTGCTGGTATTCCATCTCCTGTAAGGTATCCTTTGTATCCTTCTCCCTCAGCAGATTGATAAACAGTATCTGCTGTTGCTGCCATATAAACTTGTTCGCCTTTTTCATCATATATAGGATTACCATCTTTATCAGTTGATGGTATTAATAAATCATCACTATCAGCAGTTACAAGTTCTGCTTTTCCGTTTTCATCACGCTGAAGTGTATAGAAAGGTTTGGTATCATATCCACTTTGAGGAGCATCTGCTTCTGCTTGATTAAGCACAGCCTGAGTAATTTGCATTTCTTTTTCATATGTACTCATTATGTCCTTGAGAGTGTCAGCATTTTTATAGTAATTTGAATTAGGTGGTTCTACACCCTTAACTTCAGCAAGGACTGTATATTGATTACCGTCAGCGCCAGTAACTGTATCTCCTGGATAATAAGTAGATTCTGAATTCCACAAACCTTTGAAGTTTTCTGCATCTGCAAGTTGATCCAAAATTTGTTTGAACTCTTGTGAATCCACAAGTGGCTTACACTTTGCTCTGTATAAATGAGGATACCATGTTACTGAAAAACCTTCAGCAGCACGATTTACATCTTCAACAACATAAAATCTCTTTAGTGCATAATTTAAATCATTTAATGCATATTCATCCTTTAGATGAGGTAACTCAATAACGTCACCTGATATAATTTTTCTGCCAAGTTTTTCCACAGTATCGTTGATGTGGAAAGTAATAAACACTGTATCGTTTTGTAGGAACAATCCAAATTGGCTTAGATTAAAATCTATGTCCTGTACATTATAAACACCACGCATAACATACACATCAGGATCATATTTTCTATCTCTGTTTTCGAGAAACAGCATATCCTGTATATTAGTTTCGCTCTGGGTACCGTACGTAGGAGTGCTAGGTGTATTACCCTGTATAGACGGGCCAGGTCCTATGTACTTGTGCAACAGCACATCAGTACCGCCAACCTGGAACATTTCCCAGGCTGTTTTGTCTATGAATTTGTAATCATTGCCCTTTTCCGGACGATATAAACTGAGTCTTGGCATAGTATATGTATTTACCGTTTTCTAACAAAGGCATAAATAGTTATATGAGCCAAATAGATATTGAAAAACAAAAGGTTTTCGATTATGTGAAGGCCATGCTGGGCGACGGCATGATCGACGTAGAATTGGACCCTATACACTACGAAACAGCACTTACTAGGTCCTTGGGTGTATTTAGACAGCGTTCTGATAACAGTGTTGAGGAAAGTTACATAACTCTTAATCTTGAAAAGGACACAAACGAGTACATACTACCTAATGAAATACAGCAGGTTAGACAGATCTATAGAAGAAGCATAGGATCTAGGACAGGTAATGGAACAGGGGGTACAGTCTTTGAACCATTTAACCTTGCATACACAAACACATATTTGTTAAGTTCCACAAACATGGGCGGCTTGGCAACCTATGAATTATTTGCTGGCTATCAGGAACTGATAGGTAAAATGTTTGGTTCATTCATCAACTTTACTTGGAACCCGCAGAGCAAGAAACTAATTATTATGCAGCGTCCAAGAGGTCAGGAAGAAGTTTTGTTATGGGCATATAACGCAAAACCAGACTTTGTTATACTTCAAGATGTATATTCAGGACAGTGGATCAAGGATTACACCTTGGCAAACTGCAAGGTAATGCTAGGACAGGCACGTGAGAAGTTTGCTTCGATTGCAGGACCACAGGGTGGAACAGCACTTAACGGTGCAAGCATCAAGCAGGAAGGCTTTAATGATATTGAAAGACTCACAATGGAACTAGGCACACAGGTTGCAGGTGGCATAGGATACAGTTGGATTAACGGATAATGCGCATTTTAGAATTAATCACTGAAGAAGAACACGACGAAATTTTCAACGAAGTTGCCAAGATGGTTTGGGGTAGAGCCGCTCCTAGCGCAAGAGGTGGTAAGACTAAACTTCGCTTTAGATGTTCTGTAGGTCCTAGAGCAGGCAGACAGGTAAGCCATCCTTCAAAATGTGTTCAACAATACAATGTTGCTAGAGCTCAAAAAATGAAAACCACTCGTGCTAGAACTTCACCAACACAAGCACGCAGGCAGCAAAGAACCAAATCAATCAACACAGCAAGCGTTTTGGCAAGAAAACTTAATACAGGCAAGCCAGGACAGCCAAAACCCTTCTATTAAACACTTGACATATAATCTAAAGACGCTATAATATAACTTTAAAGGAGAGTTATATGATTATAGGCGTTTGCGGATTCATCGGTTGCGGTAAGGATACTGTAGCAGATTATCTAGTAAATTTTCATGAATTCCGTAGAGAAAGTTTTGCCGATACACTAAAGGATGCTGTTTCAGCAGTTTTTGGCTGGGATAGAACCATGCTCGAAGGAAGAACAAAAGAAGCGAGAGAATGGCGAGAACAGGTAGATCCTTGGTGGGCTGAAAGACTTGCTATGCCTACGCTAACTCCTAGATGGGTGCTGCAATATTGGGGTACAGAAGTATGCCGTAAGACTTTTCACGATGATATATGGATTGCTAGTTTGGAAAACAAACTAAGACAAAGCAAGGATAGTATTGTGGTTAGCGATGTGCGTTTTCCTAACGAAGTAAAAGCGATTAAAAATTTAGGTGGTAAAATTATTTGGGTAAAACGAGGACAACTGCCCGAATGGTACGATACTGCGCTTAGAGCAAACTCCGGAGAAAACTTTTACATACAGGAAATGAAACAACACAAAGTACATGCATCTGAATGGGCATGGGTAGGTACTGAGTTTGATAGCGAAATAGTTAATGATTCATCCATTGATGATCTATATAAAAAAGTACTATCAATAGTCAGCAATTAGGTCACCCTGCTTCCAAGTTATTCCTTCCTTACCTAGAATATTTGCACAATTAGCACAAACAGTTTTAAGATTACGGTGCCTACAATTGTTTAGATTTCCATCCACGTGAAATACTCTAAAAACTTCATTATACTTGGATTTAAATCCACACCTATCACACTTGGATTGTTTTCTGTATCCTGCCCTATACCACCTAGGTATTCCATGATTCACACCATTTGATAAACACACTTCGCAAAGGCTTCTATAATAAGTTTTGTTGCCTTTCTTGTAATTTACTGCTCTAGGTCGAATTCCGCATGTACATAAGGGTCTCATAACTGTATTTACACCTTTTTGACCCCTTTTTCACGGTGTATAACACGCCATTTTTCCATTTATATACTAAATACATTAGTAATACACACAAGTAATGATTTGATATTACATTACCAGGAGATAACGTAAATGGCACTAACATCACCCGGCGTTGAAGTTACGGTAATAGATGAGAGTTTTTATACACCTGCTGAACCAGGTACAACACCCCTTATCGTCGTAGCAACCGCACAAGATAAAACAAATGCTGCTGGAACAGGCATTGCTGAAGCAACTACATCAGCGAATGCAAACACAGCATTTAAAGTAACATCACAGAAAGAATTAGTAGATCTTTTTGGAGTACCAAACTTTGAAAAGACAGCAAGCAATACACCAATACACGGTAGCGAACTTAATGAGTATGGGCTATTAGCAGCATACAGTTTGCTAGGCGTTTCAAACGCAGCATTCGTTGTACGTGCAGATGTTGATCTTGCAGAACTAAAAAGTTCAACAGATGCTCCGGGAGCGAATCCGGCCGATGGAACATGGTGGATTAACACAAATGCAACCAGTTGGGGTATCCAGGAATGGAACGGTGCTGCAATAAGCACAACAGGTGGTCAAAAATTTGCTAACAAAACACCACTCGTATTAACGGACAGTGACACAACTAAAATTGATTCAGGAACTGGTAAGCCACTAGGTTCAGTTGGGGCTATCGGTGATTATGCAGTTGTATTTGAAACAGTAGATGGTAGCGGTACATTCACTGCATCAAAAGAAACAGCAAGATTTTACTACAAATCAGTTGGAAATACTCAGGCTGGTGTGCCAGCAGGTACTTGGGTATTGGTAGGTAGCAGTGACTGGGCTGCAAGTCATCCAACAATCATTGGTGGTAGTGTATCGTCATTAACAGCAGGAACATTTACAATTAACGGAACTACAGCAACTATTACAGGCGGTGATACATTAAATGATTTAGTATCAACAATTAATGGTTTAGGTATTACTGGTGTAACTGCTAAGAACGTAAGTGACAAACTGTACCTTTACAGCAACGCTGTAACTGACACAGTTGGTGACTCTTCAAGAAGTAATGCAATTGTAATTGGAACAGCAAGTCCAGCAACAATTAATACTGAATTAGGTATTAATGCAGGAACTTACTATGGTCCAGAACTACAGCAGTCACCACACACAAGCGTTCCACAATGGAAGACAGCAGATTCAACACCACGTCCAACAGGAAGTGTTTGGATTAAAACTACAGAACCAAATAACGGTGCTCGTTGGAGAGCAAACAAATGGTCAGCAGCAACTACAAGTTGGGTAGCAGTAAA